GATTTCACCTACTGTTCCGGCCAACGGGCGATAGCGCCGTTTTGCGCCGGATATAAAATTACAGCCTATTATGACATATAAATAGAAAATAATCAATATAAAAGGCGGGATTTTTCTTGAATTCTCCCGCTTTTTATGGTAAATTAAAATCAAATCTGCACCGGGAGGCAAAAAAAGTGGCTGCATTACCCAAGGACCCGTTTATTTTGTTTAGCGTAATCAATACCAAATTGCGGGATTTTTATCCCAGCCTGGATGCTCTGTGTGCAGACTTGCAGGTGGACCGGGCGGCGCTGGAGGCCCAGTTGGCTGCCATCGGCATGACCTATGACCCGTCGCAAAACAAATTTCTGTAAAAAACACTTGCAACCGCGCGCATTTTGTGTTATCCTATTGTAGCAATAAATCGAGGTGTGGCTCAGTTTGGTAGAGCACCACGTTCGGGACGTGGGGGTCGCAAGTTCAAATCTTGTCACCTCGACCAAAAAGGACGGCTTTTTCAGCCGTCCTTTATTTCTTTCTGTTTCCATTTTTGGCTTAGTTAAGCCAAATTTCCGCTTGTGTAAAAAATGAGAGAAAATAAAAAACTTTTGGCGTTGCAGTACTTATTGCAGTACTTGGTAATGCGAGGTATAGAAAAAGCCGGGCAGTTACTGAACTACCCGGCCTTTTTTTACATCAGCATTGTCGATATTGGAATTATGCGGATAATATCACCGTTTTTGGCTTTAATGCCAACAGAAAGTTGTTTGTAGCGCAGTCCATCATCCACTAAAACAGCTTCGATGATCACATAGTCCGCAGTTTCAACCAAATCTTTGGTATCTTCCACAATCATTTTTCATTCCTCCTTTGTTTTTCGTTATACTACAACGAGGCAATGATTGTCAATACCTTTCACTAATATTAAGTAAAAAAAGCATATATGAAAAAGCCCACCGATTACTCGGTGGGCTTTCTGCTTTACTTGATGAATTTACGGTCAATATCCTTTTCCCAGATACACAGCCAGCCAGATGGGCAGCGCGCCCACAGGTTGCCGGTGCTGAGCAGCTTGGTCTCCAGCACGGTAATGGTGGTGCCGGAGCGCAGCATAGCGTCTGCTTTCAACTTACTGCTTGTAGCGTGTCGCTGGCCGTCGGCCGTCAGGTCTTTAACCTTTTTGCGGCCGGTGGCAGCACCTGCGCCTTTGTAAATCCCACGCACTGCGGTGGTGGTGTATGTACCCGGCTTAACCGTCGGTGCCTTTGGCGCCGCTTTTTTGTAATTGACATCGCTTTCTGCGTACACCGTCTTGCCGCCTTTGGCGTTGGTGAACAGCCAAATGCCGCTGAGGTCGGAAGCAAGGGCGGCAGGCAGCACATACACCTCCCGGCCGTTCTTGACCTTTGTGTACTTCCGCCGATTGGCAGTCATGGTGAACTTGCCATCATACCAGTACGGATCCAGCACGATCAGGTTACCGCTCTTGTCCAGTCCGCCCACATACACATAGTGGCCGCCGTTGGAGAACAGCTGTTTGCCGCCACCGCTGACGCATACAATGGCCTTGCCACCGGCTTTCAGGTGTTTCTTCAACTCCTCCACGGTCTTGGTACGCTTACTGAGAATGCCGTAATATTTTTCCAAATAGGCGGAAATGGTATCCATATCCGTTCCCTCTGCGCTGCGTGCACCCATAACCAGGCACTTCTGTGTCCAGGCTGCCGTGTCCAAGCTGGTAAAGCCGAAGTTATGGAGTACCATAAGGCTGGCGCATACACCGCAGCCGCTGGTGTAAATGCAGCCGGAGGTTCCATACTTGTACGGATGGGGCTTACTTGGATAGCGAATGCTTTTACATTTCTCCGTTGTTTGGCGGCAATAATAGAGCTTGCTCACTTGACCGCCTCGCTCTCTGCTGTCTCCGTGCGCTCCAGCGCAAGGGTTTCGTCTGCCTTTAGTGCAGCCTTGGTAAAGCTGTTGTTCTTCCACCAGGCAGCCAAGGAAGCTGCTACGGCCACCACCGTTGACACAGCAGTATAGACTTCATCATCGCTGAACGGAAGCGGGTTCTTGCCAAAGGCGTTCAAGAGTACATTCAGCAGAGATACCGCCAACACGACGGTTCTTGCGATTGTTCCTGCGGTTACTTTCATTTTTTAGTCCTCCTTTTGTTGCGGCTCCTCCGGGAGCGCAATTATTTCGTTGTAAAATCTGGTCATCATTCCATTGCCACCCAGCGCATGGTAGGCGTCATAGACCTTGACCATGGCTTCCTTGGCATACAGCGGGCAATATCTCCGCTCGGTATGCTTGTCGTGTTGTCGAATGATCTCGGCGCGCAGCATTGACTGCAAGCCGTTTTCAATCGCTGCGTACCGTGCGCTGTTTACTTCATCTATTGCCTTTTTGCTTTTCTTCCGAGCAATCAATGAAGCGATAACGGCAGACACGGCACTGCCTACCACCGTTGACACGGCAGCAGTCAGGGCGGCGGTGAGAAATGCGTTATACATCGGTCTCACCCCCTTGCAGGGCGTTAATCTCCGCACGGTACGCAGCCCGCTGCCGGCGGATCGGTGCGTACTCATCCTCGGACAGTGCACCGTCTGTGTACTTTAAACACAGATAATCTGTTTCCGCCAGCTCGGCTTTTAGAAATGCAATGCGGCTTTCGGTTTCAATGCTCATTTTGCCACCCCCAATATCTCAATCCGTGTGCCCGCACCAATCGTCTTGCCGTTCGTTGGGAACGACAGGGCTTTGATCGCACCATGTTTTTCTACATCCCTAAAAATGTTGAATGTAATTCCGCTGGCGTTCCAAATGGAACCGCCGGTCATGGAGCTGGCTGCATTGAAGTTGCTTGCGATGTTACTCTTGTTAGTTTGCACCCGCACCATATCACCGGTCATTTCTACATCTGCAATGGCAAAAGCGCCTTTGGCGCTGTCTGTCTCAGACCGAAATACATTCGGCAAAAAGCACTTGCTCGTGTATGAGTTTATGTATATCGTATGGTCACCAGCTGCGGCGTTGGCAGCACTTCCGGCCACAGCCATGCGCAGTCTGATCTTGCGGCAGGGCTTGGCAAGGTTCCACCGCTGGTTGGCCGTGGTGTCCTCGTCAAAGGTCTTGGTGAACACGGTCTCCCAGGTTTCAACACCAGATGCGCCGGGTTCACCGGGATCCCCCTTATCTCCCTTGTCGCCTTTGGCACCATCACTACCGTTCACGCCGTCTTTGCCTGCGGCACCTGTATCGCCCTTGGGGCCTACGACCTCACCCAGAAGTACAGTCGTACCGTCTGTGTAAGTGATCTGTAGTTCTCCGTCTTCTGTGATCTGTGCATCGGTGATACCAATGCCATCCGCACCGGCAGGTCCTTGCGCGCCGGTGTCGCCCTTTACACCCTTTGCACCACGTGGCCCCTTAACATTACCCAAGTTATCCTCTTCGCCGTCAGAATACTCCAGTTGCAGCTCTCCATTGTCATTCACCCATGCGGTATTGATGCCACGACCGTCTGTACCATTTTTACCGGGAGCACCATCCGCGCCTGGCGCTCCGTCTTTGCCGTCCGTGCCAGGAACACCCTGTGGGCCCACTGCACCATCTTTTCCCGGTTCGCCCTGCGGTCCTCGCTCTCCATCTTTACCAGAAGCGCCCTGGGGACCCGTGTCACCCTTTGGGCCTTTAATGTTCACCGGTTCCGGGTTGTCCTTCCCGCCGTCATTGGTCCAGCTGATCTCCCCCGCTGCGGACACACTGGGCGTATAAGTGGTGCCATTCACACCCTTACCAATATCCTTGAGCAGAGCCTGCACCTTGGCGTAATAAGACTCCAACTCCGTTGGATCAGGCGCGTCTGCCTCCACAGCCGCCGCGTCATAAGAACCTGGGCGCACATAAAACACGCACGGCTCCGGGCTTATACGCTGCACCAACTGCTCACCGTCCATAGCATAGCCGTAAACGCCCAGGCGGCACATTCCCTCTTGCAGCGGCGGGGCGAAACACTGTCCATCCACCACAGTGGCAAACTGGCCATTCATGCACACCCGCACGACCAGATCGGCGTATGCCGGATCCAGCTCTACCACACAGCGGATCTGATTGACATTCTCAGCTGTCACCGGGTCTTTGTTTTGTAAGATCACCGTCTGCTGGGTGACCTTAATATTTAATGTCTGCATACAATCCTCCTTTTTGACATAAAAAAACAGCGTGCCTAAGCCGCCGTTTGCAGTTGACTGCAATTTGTATTTTACATGGGAATCACCTCCTGTTTTCTTGCAATCTGCGGGGAAGTGTGGTATGGTGGGGAGTGAAAGGAGAGATGGAGATGAAGTCTAAGGCCAAAGTGTGGATCCTTGTTGTGACCGTTGTAATGGCGGTGGGGGTCGGTATCGGTGTGTGGGTGCACTATGATCGAGTGCATGATCAGGAGACAGCCAGTCTGGTAGATCACGCTGTATCCAGTGCACTGGCTGGTGTTACTACACAGCCCACAGAGACCACTACAGAACCGGCAGCCACAGAGGCGACCGCAACCACAACAACTACAAAGCCCACAACCACTAAGAAGAAAAAGAAGAAGCATACTACCACGCAACCGCAAGTAGTGTATCGCACCGAAAGGAATGGCACAGTAGCCCCAGCCGCAATAAGAGAAACAACCGAATCAACGGTGCCGAAGCGTCCTGCTGACGCGCACTTTGATCCCATACCTTCTGACGATGGATATTACTGGGACACAGCTTCTTCTCGAGACGATCCGTTAGAAGAAATATATGTCGATGAAAGCGGCAGGCATTTCTATTTCAAAAAGGGCGATAAATCCACTCCAAGAATATATATTGACTAATAACTCTAAAGCGGCTGTTCCAGTGCGGAGCAGCCGCTTTGCTGTTTATTGCAATTTTGCTTTCAGCGCGTCCACTTCTGCCTGCAAAGCGTCCAGTTGCTTCTTTTGATCTTGGATCAACTTAAGCATTGCCGGTATCATGATACGATCTTGCCAGCTTTCAGGTCTCCCTTCACTGTCATAGATCACTGCGTTGGGGTAATGCTTGTCCAGATCCTCTGCAATAACGCCGATCTGCGTCCCGCTGACCAATTCGTTGTCCTTGTATTCTGGCTTGTAATTGTACTGGCACACCTGTACATCGTAAAGACCGTTTGGATCCAGCACAGCGTCTTCTACCGGTTTGATATTCTCTTTGTATCGTTTTGATGAGTTTGCGGTTGTAATAACGCCGCTTGTGTTTACAACCAGTGGAATGGTTCCGCTTGAAGATTTAAAACTCAGTCTAATATCGTCTTGTACCGTCAGTTTGCCTCTGATTGTCGTGGCGTTATCAATCCATATACTCTTCCCGACAAGGTATAAAACATTATCGCCACCATTCGCACTAAGCACAAACCCGCCTTTTGATTCAATCGTATCACGGTACGCAGTGCTTCCGCTAAGCGTCCAACTCACTTTAGACAGTACAAATCTGGTTTCAACCGAATCTTTCGATCCCGCTTGTATACACAAGTTGCCATTCTGCTGCATTCTTAAGCAAATATCTCCGCCTTCTAAATATGTTTTGGCTCCGTGCTCATACTGACCGTATCCAATTACAAGGCTGTTACCACCAGATGCAGCATTAATGATTTCATATCCGGCAAGATCATATATTTTTTTGTAGAATTGTACATCGGCATCAAATTTGGTTTTCCCTTCCACCGATAGGGCCCCGCTTACATCTACCGAACCATTGCATACCATATCGCCGCCCATCGTTACATACCATGTACCAGTATATGAACCGTTGCTGTTCTTTTTTTGTGCAGAAAACACCCAAGAGCCTTTGGTAGTTGGCTTTTGAATGTATGCACGATAACTACCCAAATCCGCATACAGTTCTCGGTCGGTGATGTTCCACCCGGCGATCGTGCCTTTATCCGCAAGGATCTCAATACCAGAGAGTCTACCGGCTGAAATGTCCGTAGCATTCAGGTAATACTGGTTGGTTTTTTTATTGTAGTACACCGCAAAGTCCTTAAAGGGGCCTTGCAGTCCGGTGGTAGAAACAGCCATGCCGTTCTTATTCAGCAGCAGGCAGCGTCCTTTGGTCTTGCCCTCCGCTGCCGGGTACTCTCCGATATAAAGCGCGTCTGACACACCATCGCCGTCCCGGTCGATCAAAGCAGCGTAACCACCAACTGCGTTCGTGATAGAATCCGTGGCGTCCTGAATGCGCTGCGCCAACGGCGCTGTGACCTGCTGCATAGCCTTAGAGATCATGCGGGATAGAATGCTTCCGGCAGAACTGCCCTCCTGTTCTGAACGGGCATGGGCGGCCACATCCATAGTGACGGAGCCATCATAATCATACTCCACACCCATCAAGGGGATATGGTGATCGCCGGTATCGTCCCGGTAAGTGATCACATCGAAACTATCCAACGCCGGATTGGCCGTGAGCAATGTCATACTTCCCGGTCGGTACTGTATGCCCAGGTCAAATACAGTCTCACCCTGGTCGCCATCATCTATGTAGATCATATCAGATACAGCGTTAAATACTTTTTCCGCTTGGGCCTGGGTGGTGATCAGTGGGTTGTCGAAATACAGCACCTCGCTGTTGACCGACAGACTATCTGGTGCAAGAATATTCTTATTCCCATTGTTGCAGCTGATCCCCAGGTAGGTTTTGTCCGTCTCCGCCAGTGAGACCTCTGTGACCGTGTCATCTGTCACCGTGTATTCTGCCGTACCATCATATACCTGGGCGAAAGTATCTACTCGCAACTTGCCCTCTCGGTCAAAGACGGCAGCACAGCCGCAGAACCCAGCCACATAACCGATGGCATCATTCACATTATAGGCAGTGACCTGCTGCTTGCCGTCCTCGTCTGTTTCCGTACCGCAGAGCAAAGAAACCTCTACCGTGCCAAAGCCGGAGACCTTGCTCTCCACGCCGGCAGCCAACTCAAAGTTACCCTGGCGTGCCAGGTCTTTTAAGATTGCCAAAGGGGTCTGCTGACCGCTAATGGCGGCAGAATACGGCATAGAAAGATCATACATGTGGTCGTACATTTCCAAAGTGGTACATTCGCCGGACCGAGTGACCTTTTCCGGATAAAACACGCCCATTGGCACCCACTCCACTGCACCGTTGACCATACAGCCAAAGTACACCACGGTTTTCTGCCCGCGAAGCACGGCACCGGCAGGCACAGCCCACAGAACGCAGTTACACCCACAAGCGTAGGACTTTGCCAGCGCGTAATCGTCATGGCTGATACTGCGGTCAATATTCAGCTCCATAATGTTATTTTGCTCATTTGGACTTGTAGGATCCGTCTCATCGTTGTAGCCAAAAATGAAATTGCCACATTTAACCTTCACATAGATCCGTTCCCCGTTTTTGATGGCTTGGTTAAAAGCTGTGCTTGTCTTGTACATAAAATACTCCTTTAGCGCTCGATGGCATCTACTTTGTAGTTGATGAAATACCGGCAATCCCTGGCACCGGAATAGGCTGTCCAACTGGGCGTACCAAAGTAGCAGTTGAACGAAAACACCGTATTCCCGGAAGTATCCTCCAGTTTAATGGAATGCCAGGGCTTACTCGCATTGTTGATCACGCCGTTTAGCTTGTCCAATTCCGCCCGGGTCAAGGGCGGAAAGGACAACTGCCTTGTTTTTTTAACCTGAACGATACTGCCGTTCATATAAGCCGACTTGGAGCGGCCCGTGTTAGAGGACCACACCTTTTCATCTGAACAGGATATGGCATTGAATGATGGGTTTGGCATTTTTGTGCCGTCAATATATAGTGGCATACCGTCCCTCCTTACGCTGTGGCCGTAACCGGGTCACGGCCTTTCTTTTCTGTTTGGTTCACATCGTCCAGCACCACCGTGCTTAAATGCTTACCGCCCACATATACTGGGATCGTTACATTGACCGCCTGCCCGCTGCTACCCAGCATTTGCACCATCATTGCGGCTACCTTGCTGATCCACTGGGTGTTTCGCTCCAAAGGCACAACAGCCTCGGCGCCTTTACCTTCCAGCAGACCGACCTGGCCTTTTTTCAGCACGCCGCCCTTTTCCAGCTCTGGGATAGTGGGTATAGAAAACAACTGGTACTGGCCGTTGGTCACGCTCACGCCCAGGGCGCTAAGCACATTAGACAGTGTGCTGCCAACGCTAATCAGCAGCTTGTCATTGATCTTGCCAACCATATTGTTGACCAGTTTGATCACACCGTTTAAGGGGCCTTTGAACGCATTGGTAAAGGTGGCTTTCAAATTCTTCAGGCCGTTCTTTAAACCGGTCACGATCTTACCGCCAAGGCCGGTGACTTTTGATACAACGCCATTTTTCCCGGTAAAGAAATTAACAACGCCGTCCTTAAATCCTTTGAATTTTTGGCTGACCTTTTTCCACAGATCGCCGATACCGTCAAACAGACCTTGGGAAATAAAGCCGCCCTGTTTTTTCATAACCTTAGACGGCGATTTGATCTCAAACGCTTTTTGGAAACCATTGATAAACGGTTGGAAAATGTGTTCCTTAACCCACTTCCATGCATCTCCAATGCCGTCAATGATGCCGTCCCAAATGCCCTGGGCCACATTGCCGCCGGCGTCTTTGATCTTTCCTCCAAAATAGGTCTGCACACTGGAGATGGCGTCCATAATCAGTTTGCCGAGGAATGCGGAAATACCACCCAGGGCGGCGCCCAGCGCCTCAAACAGAGAGCTAGCCATACCCCCAAAGTCAATACCGGCTATAAAATTCTCCAGCGCCGTAGCCAGCCCTCGCCAGTCCAGGTTTTCCAAGAAACCGGAAATGGCCTTGAACACACCACTGATGGCATCCGAAATAGTCTTGGCCACTTGGCCCCACTCAATAGTGCTCACCAAGCCGTTTATGTTGCTTGCAAGCCCGGCACCCAACTGGTCGAACTTAAAGGTGGTCAGGAATGTGTCCAGTGCGCTGAATATCGTATTCACGCCCTGTCCCACGATCTCACCCACACCTGCCCAGTCAAAGTCCTGTACAAAGCCGTTCAGGCTATTGGCAATGCCGCTGACTGCATCATTGACCTTTTTCCGTATGCCGTCCCAGTCCAGGTTCTTGATCTTGTCGATTACTTTATTGCAGGAGGCCGCAACCTGCTCGCCAATGCCCTCAAAGTCGCCGCTTTTCCACAGGTTCTTAATTTTCTCCAAATAAGCGGAGAACTGGTCGGACGCTGCCGGCGTATTGGCTGTAGACGCACCGGACGAACTACTGTCTTGCTGATCATCACTAACCTTAGTGATTTGGTCAAATCCGTACAGTTCTTTCTGCGCTTGAGACAGCTTTTTCGTCTCTTTTGTGGTCTTGCCCACAGCGGTGGCTGTGGCATTTACTTGCGAAGCGATCCCCACAGAAGAAAGCAAGCCGCTGATGGCATTAGCCACACTCATGGCATAGGGCATGAGCTTTTCAAACAGCCCCACAACCACATTGATGGCCGGTGCCAAAGCTTTTGCAAAGGCATTTTTTAAGGCTTCCACACGGTTATTCAGGGCCTCATTCTGACTTAAATAACCGGTGATTACCGAACGCAGCTCACCGAAAATGTTTTTACACACTTTCAGCCCCAGCGATACCACGCCTATGCGGCGGATAGACTTGACCACATTCAGCAGAGACTTACTGGCCGTACCGGAAGAAACACGCATATTTTTCAGGTGACTATGCACCTTGCCGAAAGCGGCGCCCGCTGCGGACCCGATTTTACCGAATACGGAACCTGTTGCCCTACCGATAGCCCCGAATACAGCACCCGTCTTGCTGCCGACGGTTGCAAACGCGCTGCCGAGACTTTTAACCTTGTTTTTGAACTTGGTCATTCTGCTTTCAACCGGTGGGAAGGCTTCCTCTTGCAGAGCGTTGTCAAGCTTATTGCCCATTTCAGTCAGCGCTTCACCGTTCTGCTTTATGGTACTGCGTAGGGATTTATACCGCGTGGTCTCAATCGCCAGGCTGCCGTTGGCTTTATTGATTTGAGCCGTGGTCTGCGCCATAGCATTTTTTTGCTGGTTCATTTGTGCGGAAACACTTTGAATTTCTGCTTTGAGTTTATCGAGTGTATCCGTTTTCAAATTATCGGGATTCAGCCCTACATCCCGGAGTTCGTCATTGAAGACCTCCAGGTCGTTTTTCATGCGTTGCAATCCGGCCCTGTGCTGTTCAATTTCCTCCAATGTCATATAACGGGTCGATATTCTACTTGTGGTGCGAATCAACCCAGCCAATTCCTCATGCTGTTTGTTGACACCGGCAATTCCATCTTTGTAATCGTTCAAAAAAGCCTGCTGCTCTCGATATTTTGAGGTCACCGCCGTTAACTGGCCTGCCAGGGAGGCATATTCTTTGTTCTGCGATTTCAGCTTCCCCTGTAATTGCTCCACCTTGTTGGAGTAATCCGTAATCTTGACGCTGCTCGCTGTAGCCGCTTGCACATTGCGCTCTTGTGTCTTTACCAGGCTTTCCACCTGTTTACCCAGCTTGCGAGTATCTTCATAAGCGGAATTCATCGCTTGGGCGGTCGCCGCACGCACTTGACCGGTCACACCGGACAACTGTTTCAACTCGCCCTGGAGCGTTGTAATGCTCTTTTTATACTCGCTGATGTCTGCCGTAAATCGGGTTACCAATTCTTGATCCACTTTTTCACCTCACCTTCTGATCTAATTACAACTGGTTGAAATAAGCCAGTGTCTTAGCCGCCTGAATGTCCAATATATCCTCCTCAGTCCAATAGGGGAAGCATTCATACACAGGGCCTATATCTTCACCGGCAACAATAGAAGCGATCACACCGGCCTGGATATAAGCTATTTGTGACAGATTTTGATACTGTATGCGCTCCCGGTCACGATGGAACAGGATATATCGCTTTAATTCACCGTAAGTCATTGCAAGAATGACCGAAAAAGCAAGGCCGCAAGCATTGGCTTCTAAAATCATATCCTCCAAGGTGCAATACTTACCCTGGAAAGGAAGCGGGCTGTTCCTCGCTTTCTGCCGTCTGCTCCATGCCATCAAAAGCAGCATTGAGCATTTTGCCAATACCGGAGGACAGCTTTTCCGCCTGGGTGTCACTCAACAGACCGGATACATGGGCCAGCTTGAAGAGAATGTCGGAGAATGCGTCCATACCGCTGACGCCGCTGTCCACCAGCGCGTCATACAACGCCTCACCGGTCAGATCGCCGTTGGGGTCATCGTTAAAATGCAGGGCCTCATCCAGTACAGCCAGGAGCCGCTCCGGATCACTGGAAGCGCTGAGGATCACATCCAGGGCGTCCTCGTTGAATTTATTTTTCAGTCGCAGCTGAGCAGCTACAGTCAAACGCAGGTGCACAGTCTTGCCGCCATTCAGCTGCAAATCGTATGTTCTGGTTACAATATGGGATTCGTTCATTGTCATTTCCTCCTAAAAAGTGGGGAGGCAGTCGCCCGCCTCCCGAATAGTCGATTTACGCGGCGGGGAACTCTCTGCTCCAGTCGCCGTCCAGCTTGTAAGAGACAGTAGCCTCCATCAGGCTGTTTACGCCAGGTCCCTTAATCTTCAGGCTGGGCACACCAGAGTTGTTAAACTTGGTGCCGTCCGGCAGCTTAACCATAATGGGTACGGACACACCGGCGTCCTCCAAAACTGCCAGCACCCGATAATCCGATGTGGCGTCCTTTGCGTTGTACAGAAAAGTCACCTCAAAGGCGTCTGCTTTCTTGCGAATACCGGTAATGCTGTGTTCCACATCATCGTCATAGCAAGTGGCGTCCAGTTGTTCCCGTTCGCCCTTGGTCAGATCGCCGATTTGGGTGGCGTAGTTCAAGCACTTGGCTGTAGGGCCGGTATAGTTGGGATATACCTCAATGCCTTTGGACGCAAGGCCGCGTTCCGGCTTTGTTTCGTTCATATAAAATCCTCCTTAATCAATCAATCGATTGGTTCTTGTGTCTACCCGACGACCATAACGCAATGATTTGCGCAAATAACCGCTGGGGTCGTGTAAAAGCGCGTCCGAGGACGCAAATTGCCGGGTCAGGCCCAGCGAGGTCAAAGCCTCGTCTACCTTTTCCGTCAATTCCAACAGGTCCGGCAAGGTCATAAACCACAGATCCACCTGATAGGCGATCACATCTACGCACGCCAGTTCCGTGCCTGTATTAGTAATCTCATAAAATGTGATCAGGTTACCTGCCGGTTTGCTCTCCGGAAATGCCATCTTAATGTCATAGGGAATGTCCGACTGTACGGATTTTAAGGTATCCCGGATCACTGCACGGTAGTTTTTCACTTGATCGCCTCCTGTATAGCTGTGCCATAATGCTCTGCAATCACCGACTGCATTTCCTGCATGCCGTTATACATAAAGAGCGCCGGCAAGCGACCTTTTAGTCTGCGAAAACCGTAACCTGGTATATACGCAGTCCAAGGCTCGTGCTTGCGCACAATACCCAGCTCACTGTCCAGCGGTGTACCCTTTTCGTCACCCACAGGCCCGGTTCCGAATTCCACATAGGCCGCATACTGCATATTGGTACGGCTGCCTGCGGTCACTCGATCACCGTCACGCTCGCAAAAGGCGGCGATGGACTCCCGCAGCAGTCCGGTGTCCTCCGGGCAGTTGCTGCGCTGACGGCCGGCCATATCCTCTGCGTCCTGCAACATCTGCCGCTCCAAGTTGTCCAGCAGATGATCTGCGGTGCGTTGCAGCGTCTTGGCATAGGCACTCAGCTTTTCAATCTCAATGTTTGTTTCCACCGGGTGCTCTCCTCTCTGTGGCATTCGCTGTCAACAAACGATAATGCAGGAACTGCTGCACGGTCTCCACCTCCAGCCAGCCAATACCCTCTACCTGTACCAGGTCGCCGGGCCGCACGCCCACGGGGTCATACAACACGGCTTGATACCCGGCAGACAGCACCCGCCCCCGCTCCTCAATAGGGGCAGAAGCAGATACCGGCTGCCAGCACAAATACAAAACGGCAGGTGTAGCACTGTATGTGCTCTGCTCAAAGTCGTAGGTACTGTCTCTTTGTGTTACTGCGGAAAAAATCCTTGATTTTACAGTCCACGACTTAGGCGTTTTTGCTTTCACCGGTGTGCACCTCCCTGTATCTGTTGTACGGCTGGAGCAGGTCGGCAATGGCTGTCTCCTGCTCCGCAGGGGTGGTATAGGTCTCGCTCATAGATACGCTGCCCTCTGTATAGGACGCACTCTTTACACCGTAATCCCGATCCTGTATAAAGCAGTTCAGGTGCACAAAGGCCAGTTTGGCCAGTGTGGTGGCCGTTACCACCGGCGGCAGCTCTTGCGTGCCCAAATAGGTCAGGCAATCGTCCTCTGCCATATCCAAAAACAGCTGTAAATCCAGCTCTTCACCGGCGTGTGCGTACCAGGTCTCGCATATCTTGTCATATCGCCCGGCAGCGGCCCGCAGCAGCCGCAGAGCCTTGTTTTTCATCTCATCAGTCAAACATATCACCCCATAAGAAAAGGCGCCTTATTTGGCGCCCTTTTTTGTATCCTCTTTTTCTTGCAGCTGCCAACCGGCATTCAAATAAGCCGGCAGACAACTCCGATCAATGACCACTTGGGTCTTGCCCTGTACAACGGTTACCTTTTCCATTTGTACCTCCCTGGGCTTAGCCCTGCACCTTGACGATCATATTCTTGTCCAGCGTGGTCACGCCGTACAGAATATCAAAGGACACGGTGTCGATCTTGTGGGTGCTGTCGTAGTCAAAGACCACACGCACACCCAGGCCGTCCGCAGACGCCACATAGGCATTCTTGTTGCCCATCGGCAGATCCATAGGACGGGTCACCAGTGCCACGCCGTTGCGGTGGAACCCTACGGAAGTGGGCGCAGAGATCACAGTGGCATCCTTTCCAGACAGTGTAGCGTGCAAGGGCTGGTCAATAGCCACCTCGGCCACCGCGCCGCTGGCAGCCGTAGCGTCTGCGGCAAAATGGTACACATAGCCGTCCACAATAAAGCAGTCGCCCTTTTTCACCGTGGCAGTAGCAGCAGTCACAGAGGACAGCGCCACCTTGCTCTCACCGGCAGTACCACTGACCTTATAAGTCTTGGCAGTACCAACGGCATTGTCCAGATAACCGTAGGGATACGGTGCGTTCTGGCTCATGTAGGTGTCCATGGTGTACACCTTACCCAGTTCTGCGTCCCGCAGGGCGTTGCCGTCACCGGCATAGGACACCTTGGACAGGTTGTCATCCGTAGCATACAGCACCTTGTGCGAGGGGTTCAGCACCAGGCGGCGATTCTGAACCGGCACACCGGCAAAGTCCAGATAGCTGCCCACCTTGGCAATATCTTTAATGGGCTTGGTTGCGCTCTCTCCGGAAGCGGTCACGGTGCGGCCGGCGCCCTCTACGGCAGTCGCCAATACATCTGCGTCCACCGCGCTGGCGATGGCGGTCATGGCCGGTTCGATCACCTGGGCAGAGAAGTCGCGCAGATCCAGGGACATTTCCTTAGAAGTGATCTGCACAGTCACATCGCGCAGCCGGTCCATCTTCACGGGTACACCGCCCTCGTTCAGATCCTGGGGATCCACAGCGCCGGTAAAGTTCTTGGCTACAAACTTGCTGGGGCGGCGGGCGGTAACCGTGTCGCCAACCTTCACAAATTCGTTCTCATAGTCCCGGTGGACCAGGTTAGCCATCACCAGGTTGTTTTTCAGTACCATCAGTGCCTCATTGGCAATGACATTGGGTGTTAAAATCGTATTCGGCATTTCTTATTCCTCCTATTAGCCGTTCTGTTTTCTCCACGCCTCATAGGCGCGGAAGTCTGTGGGCGGTACATTGTCGCCCGCTGCTTCCTTACCTGCCGGCGGCAAGTCCTTGCCCCGCAGGTTGGCGGTTGTGGCGGCCTGTACTGCCTCTTGAAATGCGGCGTCAAAAATCTCCAGGTTCTTTTGCGAGGCAGTGGCGTCATTCCCGGTCAGGATTGCGGCAAACTGCACAGGCAGCTTACGCTGGAGCAGCTCAGCCGCAACAGCCGTTTCCAGCTGCTTCTTGGCAAAGGCTGCCTTTTCCTGTTCAAATGCCTGGCGATCCTTGGCCAGGTTATACCGCTCTCGCTCCTCTTTGTTCATACTGGATAGTTTTTTGGCTTCGTCCGCCTGCTCTTTGGCGCTTTCTTCCCACTTGGCTCTGGCCGTGGCAAGCGCCTTGCTGACCCTGCTGTCAAATTCGCTTTGGAATTTTTTGTCTTTCAGCAGGTCGTCAAATGTTGGAGTGTCGTTGCCCCCATCGGAGTTGGCGTCGGTGTCGCCCGCTGCCCCCTCTGCGTTGGTGTCTGCTCCATTTTCGCCGGTATCTTCGGCAAACAGCTGGAGGTTCAGCGGCAGGCGTGCGCACACCCGGCTCTGCTCCTTGTTGCTTTCCATCTCGGCATTGTGTTTTGTCATTGCTGACTCCTTTCCCAAACCGTACGCTGCCGGTTCGTTAAATGATATATTCCCACAGGCATAGCCTGTAAATGGGCATAAAAAGAGCAGGGCTGCATTGCAGCTCTGCTCACTTTGGGTTATTTATTACTTTTCTTGCTCTTTGGATAGTCTTGCGTACTTTTCCAGTATTCTTCCATACTCCTGTCTAACTTCTTCTCGCAATGCACGCATTTCCGGTGTGTTGCACTCGCCCCTGGATATTCCGGGGTGCGCCGCCAACCAGGATTCAGTAATTGCTTTTCCTTGGATTCTGCTTTTTTGGCCAAGTTTCAACAATTCAGCCTTTCGAGCTTCGTAAAGGTCTACCTTTTCCATCGCATGTACACTCCTCTATTTAAGATACGACAAGCTTCCTCTATTTGAATATGCAACGCGTTTTCAGCAAAATCTGAAAATCCCATACCGCGATCAATCATAATTGAATAGGCGTTATCTTTTGCTTGCGCATTTGCTTCTTCCCACTCTTCCAGCGTCACACCGTCCATCTGTTCCAGGCGGTAGCGGTATTTATGGTCAAAGGCTTCCATCACGCTGGTGCCATCGGCAATCATGCTGGGAACATCCGCCTCATCACTGAATGAAAACTGCGTTTGATCCGCCGGGTGATTATGTATATTGTAACTGCCTTTCATGGAAATGTCAACGCCGGTTAAGTCGATATAATCCGGCTGGTGACTGGTAACGGAATACACTTTGCCGGTGCGGTCAATAACCAGCATGTGCTCCTCGTCGGCACGCTCGTACTGTGTAATAAACCGATCCACATAGGCATTGCGTTCCTGCTCAGACTGCGGATTGATTTGGCCAAGATATACAGCTTCCGCCTGTTCCTCCACCGCCGGTTTATCTACGCCGTTTGCGCCACGAATAACGCCGCCGTTTTTCTCCACATACTTCTCATACCACTGGGCGTAAGTCATATCCGCCGGTACAGTCATAGACTTGCCAGTTACCGGATCCCTGGCCCAGCGGGTGCCGGGGCGGTTACTCACCACCGGCACGGTAATACTGCGGCAGAAAGGGTGCATAGGCGGCAGGTTCTCGCCTGCTTTTGCCTCTTCCACCAAAAAGGTCTTGCCGTCCAGCTGGCGGCAGACGGCGGAGGTGCGCAAATCCAAAGTAGCCATAAACCGATACCGAATAATGCCCGCTGCTTTATAGCCCTCTAAAAAGCCCTGATTGGAGAAGTGATTGACCTCTGTACGGATCAGGCGGCTGGCACAATAGCGTTGCCCGCTGTCGCTGTCTGCACCTATGCAGTCCTCCAGCAGGTGCTCCTCCATATCGTGCAGGGTCATACCCGTCATACAACCCACCTCGATCGTGCGCTGCAAGCGCTTGCAAAAGGCGGCGTTGTTCTTCCACACACGATCGGAATAGTTTTTGCCGCTCCACTTATGGGTAAGTGCGGCCTGTACACGGCGGTCACTGATCAAGCGAAAGTCATATAGACCATTACGCTTTTGGTCGTTAAATATAGTGCGGTAATAGGCTTGCTTGAATGTATCCGTCAGCCTGGCTTTGGCCAGTCGCTCCTCTCGCACACCCATGGCAACAGCTTCCGCCCGAATGGCGTTTTGCAGCGCCTGCAGGCGGCTAATCCGGTCCGCATAGGCCGGTGCGTCCAGCATAGCGATCAACTCCCGCCGTGCCTGTGGCTCCTTGGTCTTCTGCAGCTGTTCCAGTAGGCGCTGGCGCTCCTGTGCGGTTTGGTCTGCGCTGAGCAGCTGCAAGGCATAAGCCTGGCTGATCTGACCGTTTTTAACATACCGGCGGAGGATACGCTCAATTTGTGCGTTGATCTGCTCCACACCCTGGGCATACATACGGTTGACTTCCACCATGGTGGCAGTGGTACGCGCTTGCAGCAGGTGCTCCAGGTCAACCGTTCGCCTTTTCCAATACTCTGCTGCTTTCATAGATTAAGCGTCCTTTTCTTCGCCTTTCTGCCGGTCTGCCGTGTCTTTCTCTTCGTCCTCGGTCTTGTCCTCGTCCTTGTCCTCCGCCTTGGCGGCAAAGCTGTCCATATACTGCTGCTGGTTCTCCTGCTTTTGCTGTTTCATGTTCTCCACGGCTTCCGCCGGGTCCTTAACAAACCATAGCAGGGACAGCAGCGTCTGATCGTCAACCAGTCCGGCATTCTTCAAGGTGCACACCATAGAGACAATCTGCGCCTCATCAATGGGCAGCGCCACAGTAAACACCATATCCACATCATCTACGGACACCGGGTCTATACCGTTATGGGCCAGCCAGTTGTTGTATAAGGTCCAGCGTTTCTTCAGCCCCGCCTCCATGGCGCTCATCTTGCTTTTTACCAGCAGGTGCAGGGCAAGCAGCTTGAGCTTTAACGCCACGCCGCTGGCATTACCGGCAAAGGCCTGGTCTGTCATATCCGGGGTTAGGGTCATCTTGTGAATATCCGATACCAAGGTATCGTCCAGCACCTTTAATGCGTTCTCATCAAAGGTCTTTTGCACATATTCCAACCGGGCGTCCTGTGGAATACCATCTACAAAGTGATCCTGCTTTGCGGCTGCCATCGTCTCCGGCGGCAATACCGCACCATAAGCAGCTAAAATAGAATTGACAAACTTGCGCTTGTCTGTCAGACGATCGGACAGCAGCTCATTGCGGGCGTCTATCAGGTTGGCCACCTGCTCAAAGTCGCCTTGTCTCTCCTCGTTGTTCTCATAACACACCACCGGCACCTCATCAAAGAAGTGTGGCACCGGTGCACCCACCGGGTTGTACACATGATTTTCTTTATCCAGCGAGGTGCTTTCGTACTGCTGATACTGGGTAGCCGTATAGACTGTTACCGCATAGTACCGGCTGCGATCTGTGCGTTCCCGCTGCTCAAACCACAGCGCAAACAGATCCTTGTGCTCTACAGTATCATCTTGCACCAGCACGATCTGATCCGGCGCATACACTGCGGATCGCGGGCGTGGCTGTTCCTCTGTGCTGGCATATAGCAGCTCACAGCTTTCGCCATATATACCCATGGCCTTTCCGTTTCGTTGATCTACGGTAGCAATATTCTGACTATGGTAGGCCGCCATAACGGCGGAAATGTCAATCTTCTTTCCGCACAAATCGCAAAGACCGTCTTTGTCCTCATCCACAGCGTTGTGGCGAACCAGGGTGCCGTTTTGCCGATCCAGCTTGGCCTCAACCGTAGACACCAGGGAAAGCTGCGCCTGACTGTCTTTCTTGTCCCGGTCGTTGCAATCGTACTTTACCGGCTCACTTAGGAAGTAGCCGCGAATAATATCTACGATATACTTGGCATAGTTGGCCTCCGCCCGCACATCATCCTCTTCATCTCCACGGTGAAGCTGTGGAACACCGATATACCGACCATATAGGGCGCGACACCGTCTTTCATATTTATTTGCTTTACCGATCACATAATCGATCACCGCAGAAGGCAACTCGCCCCGGTCCAGGTTCGGCACATCCCGCCGGTTCATGTAAAGTATCATCCTATTTCCTCCTTGTTACGATCCGCCCCAGCGCCGTGCTTACAAAGTAACGCATAGCGTCCATAGCGTGGTCGTCCTGTTTGACCGGTTCGTCCCGGCCCGCCTCCGCCGCTTTGTCGTACCAACGGTAGGCGTAAAATTCTGCAATGGTACGGGTGCAGTCCTTACTGAACAGCAGATCTGCCCGCTGCAATAGCGTACATACGGTACGGATTCCATCCAGCACCGCGTTATCCGCCTTTAATACCTTGAGCCCCCGCCTTTGCAGTTCTGTAATGAAAGAAGCTGCCGAAGGGTCAGCCACTATGCAGGTGTACGGCGTATCGCCGATAAAGGCCATCATCTCGTCCGCATATTCTGCGTCCGTCTTTTGCCTGTGGTTCTCCCGCCCGGAATAGTAATATTCCTTGGCGCATAGCCACTTGCCGTGGTATTTTCTCCACATCAAGAACACCGTGGGGTTTAGCGTGCCGTAGTCCACACTGATATAGGCAGAACCTTGCAGTTCACTCTCCGGCGGCAGCGGAATACAGTGCCGGCTTTCGTCAAACATATCGTAGATCAGGCCCTCTGCCACTTTCCATTCGCCCAGAATGTACCGGGCATAAAAAACGCCCGCATACATCGTTCTGTACCGGGCTTTGACCTCCTCTGTTAAGGACAAATTGTCGTCCATCGTAAAGTGGAGGTAGAGTATTCGCTTTTCTTGCCGCTTCTCCGGCAGGATCCATTCTTCATAAAACCAGTGGTGTGGGTTATCCGGGTTACAGTTGAACCAGAATTTTGCACCACTGACAGAGCACCGGGCGGTGGCCTGCTGCACAAAGGACTGGGGCATTAAAGCCACCTCATCGAAAAACACACCTGCCAAAGTCATACCCTGGATCAGATCCTGGCTGCTTTCGTCCTTGCCCCCGAAAATGTAAAATGCGTTTTCCGTATTACCCCGTGTTACCACAAGCACATTGTCGCTGCGGCTGTATTTCACCTGATACCCACGACTTTGCAGCATTGCAGGCAGAAAAGAAAGCACGTTCCGGCGAAAGGAGCTGATCGTCTTACCGCACATGGCAAAATTCATGCCGCTGTAGGTACTCATGGCCCACAGAATATAGCTAAGCGCCATACTTACCGTCTTACCGGATCGTATAGCGCCGTCTGCAATTATTCCGTTTTTGTCGCTCACAGGTGATGTTTTGCACCACCAGGTGAGCACCTGGAGCTGCTTGGCGGAGAATGGCTGAAAATGAAAGGTGCTTATTCTTCCCATGCCTGTTCACCCGCTTTCTGCTCCAAGGCCTCCAGAAAGCCATCGTCCGTCTGCTCATCTTCATGCCCTCGGGCCAATTCAAAGTGACGCAGAAGCTCTGCCAGGGCTTTCACCCGATCAGATGTATTCGGCGGCTTTGCCGTCTCTGCAAACCCGATGGAGCACAGTGCGTTCAGCACATCCGTTGCGGTAAAATCCAACTTGTCCAGCTTTCGCTTTTCCAGCTCAGCGATAAATTTTTTTACCTTATCATTTCTTAGCAATCGGCTTGCTTGGCTTTCTGCGCTCCCGGGCGCCTTACAATTCGGGTAAGCAGCCTGGTAAGACCGTTTCCCATTATGGTCGAGCACATATTCATAACAGAACAACCTTTGTTTAGGTGTTAAGGTCTCTTTACCCACACTGCTCACCTCCTTTGTAATAATTACGGATTATATGCTGTTATTTTTTCTGTTTGCTATTTGGAAAAAATTCATCCAGTATCTCAAGCGTTAGTACCGTTTTTTCAAGATGGATATTTTTCTTTATCCAAGTAAACAACAAAGCAACTGATGTAACGATAGCGGCCACGATCACTACGACAAGGACGATATAGCTTATCACTCCTTTACAGTCATTGTGAAGTGCAACGATCCAAGAAGTCATAGTCGCAATCAAAGAAAACTCTGCTGCCATAGACGCATTAAAGAATTTGGATGCGGATTTCACATCCGTCTCAGCCATAATGCGTTTGCGCCGGCGTTCTGCCGGAGAAATGTTGGTCAGTTCTGTCTTGATCTCTTCGTACTTCAGGACTTCACGATTTTTCTTCTGCTGCTTGCCTAAAGGTTTTTCAGAGCGTTTACGCATGTATTTGTTTTCCCCCCTTTCGCTCACCATAATTATAGCACATCTGAAAATGGGCCTCGTAGTAACCGCATTTAAGAAAGGAAAAGCACAAAAGCAAAAGCCAAAGAGCGCACCGTTTGGAGCGCTCTTTCAATCTGTTTGGCAGTTTATACTATAACACAGACGGCAACCTGCATACTATAACATCAACATGCATTGCATAGTGGTTTTTTCATTTTTCACATTCCAGCATATCCAGGGACTGCGGGTGAATGCGAGAGACCAGGTGATTGTATGTAATATCTTCGTCCACCGCGATCTTCTCAAAAGTGTCACCGTTCAAATACCGCCGACGCAACACACGCCGGTGCAACGGACTGCGCACCTGCTCAATAGCAGTCTCAATTTCTGCCCGCTGCAACAGAGCAAGCCGGACTTGTTGGTCCAGCTTCTCTTTCAGTTCTATAATGCGATCTACCGTCAAGGTAAAATCTGCCCGCTGCCCGCCTCCCGGCGTGGGAGAGAGGGAAGCCGTGATCTTTTGCGCCCGGCTGTTTAGTTCTTCGATCTCCTGTTGTGTAATCTCAACCTCCGCCCAGCACTCCCGATAGCGTTGCAGCCATTCCTTCTTTTCGTTGTTCGTCATTTTTCCTCCTGCTTTTTATTCCGCTCATTTCTTAAAGTTCGGACCAAAGCCGATCACGCCGAAAAATGCAACAATGACAGCCCCGGCCACAAGAATGATTTGTGCTGCTATACACATCCTGCTCACCTCCCTGTGCTTCCGAAACCGCCGTTTCCGCGTTCGGTGCCTGCCACCTCCAAATTCTTTGCAGTTGACTGCAAAACGGAAATAACGGCGGCGGAGAGTTTGGTGCCGGTGGCCGGATCCTTGGCATTGATCTTGCCGATCAGTTCCTGTACCTTGGCCGCTGTCTGCTGCAGTTCGGTGAAGTACACCCGGCAGGCGGCTACATCCGTGTCTGCGCCCGCTGCCTTGGCTTGCCGAACAGCGGCGTCCAACTTGGTGGTGCTGCTGTCCAACTGCCGTTCCAGGTCTGCCTTTTCCTGCTCCAGCTTTTCTACAGCGGCTTTGGCTTTCTTCTCGGCGTCTGCCTTTGCCGTTGCCAGCTTGGCTTTGTATTCCTTGGCGGCTTCCTTTTCCGCTTCCTTTCGTATCACCTCCGGGTCCGGCGCTGCGTCGGCCCGCTGCTGCAATTCTTCCAGCTGGGCGCTGTACTTGGCTTTTACTTCCTGCTCAATGGAAGAACGGAGTGCGTCCGTGTCCACCGGCTCCGGTGCTTCGCTTAATTCGCTTTGTGCCTGGCCAAGATCGAAGGTCAGCTGTTCCGTCTGCTTCTTGTAGCGTTCAACCTCTGCTTTCAGCTCCCGGACCGTAGCGCTTTCTGCGTCCACATCCTCCAGGAATTCCTCACGCTCATAACTGCTGATTTGAGAGATCAACTCCAGCTTGGTGATCCCCAGGTCGGCGTGGTCGGCCATATACTTCTGGCCCAGCTTTTCATAGGCTGATATGTAGGAATAGGCTTGCCGCTGCTTAATGCCGCAGGCTTGCTCGGCGTACTCCTCGAATGTGTCATAGCCCAGCTCCGTGTATAGGCCCTCATCCCGCATTGTCTTAAGATCGTGGCACACATCTACCAGTGCTCTGGCCATTACCTGACCGTTGGCCAGGATCCTCGCGTGGGTGTCGTAGGCTTTCTGGGTTGCGGGCGTTACTTCTTGCATTGTGGTGATTTGGTTATCCATAAGTCCTCCTTAACTGACTGCTTTCGTTTTTCTGTTCGACTTTAGGTAGGCAAGCCAGGCTTGCATAAACTCCTGCACATCCGGCGGTGCAGGTCGGTTGTGATCCGCTCTGCATTGAATAACGGCTCCGTTCTTAAATTCTACGGTCACATAGGACTGATCCGGGTCCGACTGCTTGCGGACGAAAAGTATATCCGTCTTTCTGTCCAGGTATTTTTCCGTGTAACAGGAGTACACGCAGTTGTGCTGGGCACAGCCCTCTTTTAGCAGATCCTCCGGTCCCTCGGCCGGCCGAATGAACAGCCCGCTGCAGGCGTATGTATATTTGCGTTTCAGCTTTGGCAGATCCTTAGCTAACTTCTTTGCCCGCTCGGCTTGCTTTTTTGCTTTCTTTTCATTAGCTTGTCGTGTCAATTCTTCGGAATACTGGCGGTGCAGGTCTCGCAAGTCCTGTGGAACGGCTACCTCTTTGTGGCTAACATTCAGACCCAACCGCCTGCACTGATCCAGATAGTCGCTGTAATCTGATAGCACATTCGTTGGCGTTCCATATCCTCCCGCTGCCTGCCGATTTACCCAGTTTATTGCCTTTTGCGGAGATAGGTGCTGCCGCAAAACATCAAGCGCCTTGTAGCATTTCTGCTGGCTCCAGCTGTGCTGAAAAACAAGAAAAAAGCGGAAATTTTCGTCTGTCATTTTGCAGCCGTATTTTTTCAATGCCTTTGTTGCTTTGAGCGTTGAACAGCAAATGTTGTCTTGCGTCTTTAACATACGGTACTCCTGCTTGGTCAGTCGCATAGCCTTGTAAGGCACCACTTGCTTGTAGTCCAGACCGGCTGTACAATTCCACTCCACCTGTTCGGCTACCAGGTCACCGTTGCCCTCTTTTATTAGACGCTCTGTAAGCACCGGGTACCGGCTATATTGATACAGTAACCCAAGCAGGTTGACCGGGTAGTTGGCCATAGCGCTACGGTACAGTTGCTGCGCACACTCGTGGTACGCTTCCCATGGAAGATAGCGCAGATTGCTCCTCTCCAGCGCTTCTTCAAATCCAAGCAGTTTTGCGCCCTCTCCCTCTGTACATTTCCAGCTGTTGTGATCCAGCTTAACCGGCTCCACCGTGCATGGCAGTCGGCGTGTTGGCTTTTGCTTTACACTTATGTACATCCCTCCACCGTATGTTTGTTCGGCTACAAAGTGCTGGCCGAGATTGAAGTATGCAGCGTACAGCAGTGTGCCCCTTTCCGGCGCGGCTTTATAGTTGCGCGTATAATCCTCATACACTCGAACGAAAGAAAGCAATATGCCGCCGTTCCGTGTTCGCTGTGTTACCGCCACTACTGCCGTGTTTATCAACTGACTACGGCCACGCCCGGCGTCTTTGACTTGAACTTCGTGCCCGCAGACCGGGCAGCATACGGTGTCGTTATGCCGTGCAGAGCGGCAGGCTGCGTGCTTGTCCGTCCATAGTCGCATGTTCTCAATGTCGATCTGCACATCCTTGCCGCAAGCGGTACAATAGCCATACCTGTGACCGCATTCTTTGTGTTTGAAAAAGTACTGCTCATTGACGAATACCTCTTCGTGGGCAAACTTGTTGATCTTTTTCTCCGGCAGTTTCGGGCGGCCGTTCCAAATCTTCCGAGCCTGTTCCTGCGTAAGCGTGTTCAGTTTTTTTCCCATATCGACACCTCACAGCAGATCCAGCAGGTCGATGATCTCTGCCTTGGTCTCTTCGGCGGTAAAGCCGTAATAGCCCGCTGCCCATTCGTACACGGTGTCGTCCGGCACGGCTGCGCAGTTGCCCGCTGCTTGTTTCCGGGCGTTGTTGGTGATGTGATCCCAGCAGGCTTTTAGGCTCTTGCCCTCAGCCAGTGTCTTGTCCGCGTTTTCATCATTGACCAGGCAGTGGTCTATAATGTGTGAGCAAAGCAGGCGCACGGTTGCGCTGCCCATCTTCTCCGCCTCCTGGTCGATCTTATCAATGGCTTTTTGGATTTTCTCGGTCATTTCAGCGTTACCTCCTTGATCTGCGCCAGCGCGCAACGCTGGCAGTGCTCGTCCAGTTCCGGCTTGTCAAGGCCGCACCGGTTATTGATTGAGCCGTAGATACACACATCTCTGCATATCGTCGCCAAGATTGCAACTGTAGTTTTTTCGTTCTCATTCTTCATTGTTGCGCTCCTCAAAGGCCATACCGGCCACGGTGCCCAGGTTGATCAGATCCCTGCATACAGCTTCTGCTTTGGACAGATCCATTGTGCTGATCACGCCCTGCACGATCAGTCCGGACTTAACGATCACCAGGTTCCCGCGCTTGTACAGGTAATATCCCTCTTCTTCCTTTTCGATAGGTTGCAACGCTCTTCTGTTGATGAATGTCATGCCCGCACCTACAATCAGCGGTTGCCATACAGCGCCTGCGGCTACAATGCAGGTGTCCAGCGGGGCGGCATATTCTTCATCGGCGCATTGGTCTGCCAGCGGCAGATCCGCTTTTTGCATTCTTGTCATGATTACGCTGTCGTCCTCTGCCAAGTCAGCGACCATACGCAGCGTCTCCGGCGTGTATTCCGGATGGCCGTACAGGATGTACCCGCAGCTGCCATTACTGAGCATTTGCTCGCCGTCTGGCAGGTCATATAGAAAATAGGCCTTGCTTCTTTTGCAAATGGATAACATTTTCTTAAAGTTCATTTGTCTGTCTCCTTTACGCTTATGCCGTGAATGTACAGCATCAGCTTTCTTTTGATGATGTATTCCTTTGTTTTGGCGCCCTTGGTGTCCTCTACCACCCATTTCCAGGTGCCGTCCGGCTGGCATACTTCATAAACGAAATCCGCCTTGTACACCACTGAGCGCTCTTTACGGTATTTGCCAACGCCGGCAGGAATAAGCTCATACGGCACCTGCTCGCGCAGATTGCGCACCAGCCCGTGCCGCTCCAGTAGGTGCAGCTCTTTGGCGCGCCTGCTTTCGCTTTGGCTGGCATATACTGTGCCGTCCACCTCTACCTTTACGGCGTGGTATTTGTTGTTTCCCTTTGCCCGCTGCCGGAGATACTCCTGGTACTGGGCAGCAGTCCAGTGTTCTTGGGTACCCATTAGCCCGCTGCCTGTTTCTCTACGGAGTAAGCCATACGGATGAATTGGTGCTCCACGGCGCCAATCTTCCTTTGTTCCTGCTCCATGCACTTTTGCATGTACTTACTGGCCAGCACTGCCTCCTCAAATTCCCGGCGCAGATCGTCCGTCATGCCATACTGGCCCAGGCCCTTGGTGCTCTTAAAGGCGTCCCACTTTGGCCGGATCAGCGGGTGGTTGATGTTTAGCTTGAAGCCGTAGGCGTTGTGCGGTGCCAAGATCAGCTGGGTTTGGCGTTCCTGTTCCAAGTTTCGCACCTTGTCCCGCATTTGTTCCCATTGCTGTATGTATGTCATTGTCGCCCTCCTAACACCGCCGGTGCGGTTGGTTCTTTGAGATCGGGCAAAGCACATAGGACTGGTACTTGAACCCGGTGACTTCGTCCTCCCAGTTGTTCAGGGTGTCCCGGACAACATAATAGCCCTTTGGTGCCTTTGGCTCGTCCGCCCAGTGGTCATTATAAATGATTTTGTACTCCGGCTCCGGTACGGTCAGGTTGCGACTGCGGCTGTAGCATACCTTTGCTTTGGCCGTGGTGTACTTACCTTTGTGCCCTTGCTTGATATGTGTTTCCTCACGCAGGTACCCACCGTAGGTGTGGTGGTCTCTGTCATCAACCGGCACAAAGTCCACCCGCCCATACGGCCACCGAGGCAGCTTGGCTATGTCGATGCCGGACAGCGCCATGTGGATATGCGGGTTCTTGTCCGGGGTCTCAATGGCCCTCATCCATTTGAACTCCACACCTGCCTTTTTGTAGGCATATCGCAGTTTGGCCATATATGCCGCCCACAGTTTCTTGATCTCTTGCAGATTCTTGGGTCTGTCCGCCTTACGGAATGTAAAGGTAGCGGTCAGATCACCTGGACCAAAATTGGCGTTAAAAATCATCTCTTGCTGTAGGCACGCCTGGCGGTTGTTTACAATGGCCTGGGCCTCACTTGTTTTGCCGTAGTTGCTCCCTCTGGTGCATTTGTGTTTGCTGCCATAGCGCGAGGAGTAGTGGCGCTGGATATAGATACATCTTCCCGCATGGACGGTCTTTTGCACCCATGGCATTTTGGTTTGCTCCTTTCTGGACGGACCGGCACTCTATGGAAATGCTGGAAAACGCTGATCGGCTCCCGGGTGGAAAAGCAAGTTTCCCACCGGTTCACCGGCGTGTTCCACATTCCCACAGAGCACAGCTCCTCATTATGCGGCGCGGGTGCACACCCTGTTGCCGCCGGTCTCCTGCCTGCGCCTGAACCCGCTGAAGAATGCCAAGCGATATATTTTTGCCGTTGGCGTTTTGCGCCTAAAAATAATACTTTGAACGAGGAGCAAAAAAGGAGCACAGACCCCTTTTTTCGCCCTTGCCGCACGGCTTGTCCTTGACTTCTCTGCGGTCCTTATATATAATGGATATAGCGCAGGCGTTTTACTTTCTTTTCGCCGCCTGTGTTCAAGTCGACTGGTCGCTCAGTCGGCTTTTTCTTTTTGCCCGCCGCTTTGTTCGTCGTCATACTCCAGCGGCAGCATAATGGCGGTCAATTTCGGCAATTCCATCAGAGCCTTGGTTTTTTGCTCTGCAATTACTTCCAGCGCCTCGTAGTTGCCGTCACCCCGCACATACACGGTGTCGCCGGCTCTAACGGTGTTCCACGGCGCCCGCAGGACAATGTGGTCCTCGTCCAGCTTAGCAATCACCAAATCAATGTAATCGTCCATTTTCATCATCCTTTCCCAGTTTGACGGCGTGCAGATACGCCAATTCAAAGTCTGTCAGCGGCGCTACCAGTACCACCTTGCGGTTTTCGTCCTCGATCACCAGCCGTTTATCCTGCTGCGGCTCGTCCTCGTCCTTTGGCAGCACGAACACTGCCAGGGCGATCAATGCGCAGCCGGTGCCGCTGATTACAACGGACATCCACCAGTACGGATTATCCGCCACCAGGCAGCAGCCCAACATCACCAGCAGAAAGCCGGTAATCACCAGGACCACGCCGGCCTTTTCTCGTTTCGTCATTGGTTTGTCCTTTCTTTGCAGTTGACTGCAAAATCAATATTTGCCTGCATTATAGGCGTGGAACGCCGGGGCGAACACAGCCAACTTTGTGCCGTTCTCACCCAACTGAATGAGAGGGAAGCCCGGGCGGTGCATATACTGCCGCGCCGTTGGTATGCTACAGTTCAGGTATGCCGCCACATCTTCCGGACCAAGATACAGTTTTGTACCCTTGACCTTGACCTCTTCCTCTACAGCTTCGGCGGTGCGGATCAGGTCAATATAGCTTTGCAGGCGCTCCATACGCTGCTGCACGGCGGCGTCGAAGTCGTCCATTGCCGAGGGGCTGTCCTTGTTGATGGGTACTTTCATTGTTATTTCTCCTTTCTTGATTAGGCCAGCCCTTTGGGCAAGCGGCAAAGCCGCAAGCTGCCCGCTGCAAGGCAAAAGTGCCGTTGGCGATAAATGTGATGTTGGGTGGTGCGGGCACCGGAAGCAGGAACATTGGGGGTAATTTGACGAAAAAAGAAAAGAAGAAATAGAAGAAATGAAAAAAGGTCCCGCTGCCTGCGTATCTCTGCCGCCGCCCAAAAGGCTGGCCGTGTATTTAGTTGTTGCGCTCGGCGATGATCTCGTTGATTGCGCCGAGGATCCGCTCTTTTGCCTGTGGCGGTTTGCGCTTGCCGGTTAAAATCATCGAGATATAGTCAGTTGTACATCCCATTTTGCTTGCCACGGCTTTTTGGGTTATTTTGTTGATGTGCATTGTGCCGACTGCTTCCGCAATCCAACTGTCCATTTTTTTACTCCTTTCTGCCGTTTCGTTCTAAAAAACGAACATTTTTTGAATTTGTAGTTGTATTTTCCGAACTGTTGTGCTATTATGAATGTGCAAATCAACAGCACATTGGACTGACAAGAGGTAGCGCTCTCATAGTCCGGCTTGTTTCGTGTTCGGTAAACCTAACTACAAGTGCAATTATAATTCGGCAATATGAATTTGTCAACACTAAAAGTTAGGTTTTATGAACTTTTGTAAATTTTGCACAAAAACAGAGGTGTAAAACTATGACTTTTTACGATAGATACCAACAGCTTTGTGTGGAAGCTGGTTCTTCGGCGACTGGTGTTGCCGTTTCAGTTGGTATATCCCGTGCCTCTGTCAGCGACTGGAAAAACAAAGGGGCTGTGCCATCTGCTTCCAGCTTAAAAAAGATCGCTGACTACTTTGGTGTCTCTACTGACTACCTTTTGGGGAAAACGGACATAAAAAATCCCCCGGACCAACAAAGTCCGGAGGAAATCGCCAAAGTGGCTCTATTCGGTGGTGACGGTGAAGTCACCGATGAGATGTGGAACGAAGTTAAAGGATTTGTAGAATTTATCAAAGATAAGAGAAAGAGAGAGAATGACAACAACAACTGAGTCCCTGTTCGATGAGATCGAGCGCAATAATATTGAGGTGTATCTGGGCAGTATGCCCGCTGCCAAGTCTGCGTCTGCCAATATCGGCAACGACTATTACATAGCGTTGGACGAGCAGAGCCTGGAAAGCACCGCAGAGGCCCGCTGTCGCCTTGCCCACGAAGCCGGGCACTGCATAACCGGGTCGTTCTACAATCTATATGCCCCGTTGGACCGGCGCAGTAAGCACGAACGCCGGGCAGACAAATGGGCAGTGAAAAAGTTGATCCCCAAGGCCGAGTTGGAGGCGCAGCTGCGCCAGGGCCTGGAGCTTTACGAGTTGGCCGAGTATTTCAATGTAACCGAGAACTATATACACAAGGCCATTGAATTCTACTTTGAATGTGGAATGTCATAATTCACGGCACGCCGTGATTATAGATGTAATAACTTAATAAGAGGAAAAAAGAAATGAAAAAAGAATATAAAATCCTTTTGTATGCATATCCGTTTATTATTGCGATTTCTATCTTGGCTACAGTAGGAGTACCGCTGTTTGCTTTGGCTGATGTAGCGTTTCTCGTGCTGTACTATTATATTTTGCAGAAATCATTTTCAAGCCTAAAAATAATTAAAAATGCCGACGAATACGCGGCGTTTACGAATGCCAATGCAGATCAACGCGTGCAGGACGCCAAAGCGGCTACGGAAAAAATGCGAAAAGAAACAGAGGACAGTTGTACTCAAAGAATTCAAGCTGTTGAGCGTGAACTGACGCAAAAACGGAAATGCATTTCTCAGTTGAATATCGAAATCCACAATCTTAAAGCTGAAATTGAAGTGGCACAGCAAGAAGCGATTGCCGTTTCTTCTTCCGTCCCGGTAGACTATGATATATCGTCTGCAGAATATAAAGACAAATTTGCTCTTGCACAACTTAATGAAAAGGAATGCATTTCCTCAAATAATGCCGTCTCTGTACATTCTGACGCGCCAAAGTCTGTTATAAATGCAAATGTGAAACAGATCCTGCGTTGCTTTAATTCGGAAGCGGCGGCTATTATTAAGAATGTTACTACTCGGAACATTGACGGTGCGCGCTCTAAAATCATCAAGTCCTTTGAGATGCTTAACAGAATTTTTGCAGCGGACGGAGTGGAACTCAACCGCCCGCTGCTGGAGATTAAACTGGAACAGCTCAACTGTATGTACGGCGATCAGGTGATGGCAGAGCGCGAAAAGGAAGAACAACGCGCGATCCGAGAGCAAATGCTCGAAGAAGAAAAAGTGCGCCGCGAAATTGAACGCGAAAAAGCAAAGCTCGATAAGGAAGAACGGCAGTTCAAAAATGAAATTCAGAAACTCATGACTTATCTACATAAAGCGGATGATATTGAAAAGCAGCTTTATGTAGACAAGATTAAAGAGTTGGAGGCGAAACTCGGCCTGTTGGAACAGGACAGAAAAAATGTACTCGACAGGGAGCAGAATACGCGCGCTGGTTTCGTCTATGTAATATCCAATATCGGTTCTTTTGGTGAGAATGTATATAAAATTGGAATGACACGACGGTTGGAGCCGATGGACCGAATTAAAGAACTCAGCAGTGCTTCCGTACCGTTTGAATTTGATGTTCACGCTATGATTTTCTCTGAGGACGCGCCGGCGTTGGAGACAGCTTTACACCGGCAGTTTGACGATCGGCGTATAAATCTTGTAAACAGCCGAAAAGAATTCTTTCGTGTTTCTCTTTCAGAAATTGAAAAGGTGGTAAAAGAAAACCACAATGCTACGGTCACTTTTACCGCCGTTGCCAAAGCGGAGGAATATCGTCAGACAGTAAGGCTTCTTGAAAGCGAGCAAGTATAAAATCGTTTCTTTAACACCAACAAAATAAAAAAGCCCTACCCTGCGCCAACAGGATAGAGCCGATAAGCAGGATTGTGTAATACAATACCCACCCAACACGGTTATTGTATCACAGCCCTGCTGAAAAATCAAGCGGGGCTTTTTGCGCCCTTTTTTAGGCGCTGCCCGCTGCTGCGTAAAGGAGAATGTGAGTACAATGCCAAGAAAAAGAGGAAACGGTGACGGAACCATCTATAAGGTGGAAAGCAAAGGCCTATGGGCTGCCCAGCTGACTATAGGTGTGGACGCCAACGGCCGGCCCAAGCGCAAAACTGTGTACGGTAAGCGACAGGCAGATGTGCGGGCAAAGCTGGACGCTTTGAAAAATGAACTTTCCACCGGCTCTGTAATTGAGCCGGACAAGATCACCGTTGCCCAGTATATCTTATCACTTGTCGAGACAGACCGGGCGCTAAACCAGATAGGGGACAATACCTACCTGCGCAAGCTGGCCAGCTGTAAACGGATCGCCGCCAGTTCCATAGGCGACTGCCCGCTGCAATCCGTAAGGCCACCACAGGTAACCCAATACCTAATAGAGATCACCAGCTGTTCCAATTCGGTAATCGCCAAGGACTACGCCCTGCTGGCCCGCTGCTTCCGCACGGCTCTTGATAACGACCTGATCCGCAAGGATCCTATGCGTGGCATGAAAAAGCCAAAGAGCAACAAGGCCACCCGCAAGGTGCGTGCTTTGACCGTAGAGGAGCAGACCAGGTTTGTGCAGGTCATGAACGACCAAGAGCGTGGCTGCCGATACTGGGAGCAGATGATGTTAATGCTCAGCACAGGAATGCGTATGGGCGAGATCAACGCCTTGGATGTGCACGATGTCAATTTGACATTCCGCACCGTGAATGTGCGACGCACGGTGACCAAGGATCAGACGGACCACGCTGTTATAGGCACAAAAACCAAGACCTATGCCGGGCAGCGGCTTTTGAGCCTGACAGACGCCCCATACCGCATTTTATCCGAATATATGGAACGGTGGCAGCCCAACCGCTTGGATCTGCTGTTCTACGACTTCAAGGGTCACAAGGTACTGACCACCAGCCAAGTGAATTTGCAATTTCAGCGTATCTTAAAAAAATACAATGTGCTGGATCCGTCCATACCCGGCGTTGTATCCTTGCACAGCCTGCGGCATACATACGCCACCCGCTGCATTGAGAGCGGAATGCCAGCGAAGGTGTTGCAAAAGCGCCTTGGCCACGCCAATATAGAAACAACGCTGAACACCTACTGTGATGTATTCTCCGACTACGAACAAAAGTACACAGAGGCAGCAGACGCCTATATCCAGCAGCTTACCCCGAATGCTCCACAGAAAAGTGCTGCACAGATATAAATAAGAAAAGATAAGTGCCCCCAAGGAAATGGCTTCCGCTTTTCGTGAGAAATGCGCTGCTGATGGTATTGCACAGGCACAGATTATCAAGCAGTCGATCGAGCAGTTCTTGCAGCAGTAACGGCGTTGCAGTACTGTTGCAGTACAGAATGGCAGAAAGCCCGCTGCTAAGCCAAATTTTACGCCTATATTCTTGTCACCTCGACCAAAAAGAAGCAGGACATTCTTTAGAATGTCCTGCTTCCTTTTTTTGTTTATTTGCAAGATTTGAACTTGCGACACGAGGCTCCAAATGCGAAGCATTTGGCAGAAACAGTCCGGGGGACTGTTTCGCAGCGAGTGCCTTATATCTCTGTGATCGGCTGTCTTTTTTCTCCAGCGGAGCAGCACTTCTTCTCCGGCGTTGCAGTACTTATTGCAGTACTTGGTCATGCGAGGTATAGAAAAAGCCGGGCAGTTTTGATCTGCTCGGTCAGGCCTGTGGGTTATGTAAATTGAATTTGTGTCCGGTGCCTTGAAAAAATGCAAAACACCGGACGACGCAATCAGCATTTTAGAAGCTCTGCGCTTCTAAGATAAAAAAAGTAGATGGCGGGCGGCCACCCGCCATGGGTGTGGGCTGCCCGGGTAGGTGGCTGCCCGAGCCGCAGAAAGGAAAATAACACAAGGAAGTAAAAAATGAAAATAGGAGTACAAAATGTATAATGATAAGCATATATGCAAGACGGCCACCCGCCTTACAAGCCTACTGTACCACGCTTTGCAGTAAAGTGCAATGAAAATCTGTTCAGGGGCGTTTTACTGTACCAAAAATAACCCTATGAGCAGTGAAAGTGAAGTCTTTTGCTGACTGCCGGTGCGCCAGTGACCGACAATCCCTGTATAAATGGCGTGTTGCCAAAACAGAAAAAAAGCCAATCGGGCGTCTTGCTCGGTTGGCTTTTTGCTTGCTTATTTTTCCGCTTTAATCAGATCCTTGACTACTTCGCCGGCTAGGATCAGACCCATCACGGAGGGCACAAAGGCCACGCTGCCGGGCGTGCTGCGGCGGCCGGGGTGATCCGGATCCGCTTGTCCGGCACCGGCGGTGGGAATAGGCGGTTCTTCGGAGTAGACCACCTTTAGGTGGTGAATACCCCGCTTTTTCAGCTCCCGGCGCATGACCCGGGCCAGCGGATCCATTTTCGTTTTAGCCAGGTCTGCCACCTGAAAGCCGGTGGGGTCCAGCTTATTCCCGGCGCCCATGGCGCAGATGATGGGCACGCCGGCGGCGTGGCAATGGGTCACCAGCGCCAGCTTGGCGCTCATGGTGTCTACTGCGTCCACCACATAATCGTATTGGTTAAAGGGAAAATCCGCCGCCGTTTCCGGCAAAAAGAAGCAGTTGTGCTTGGTGATCTTGGCCGCCGGATTGATGTCTAAGATTCGAGCCTCCATGGCGTCCGTCTTGTACTGCCCCACGGTTTTGGTGGTGGCGATGATCTGGCGGTTGATGTTGGACACGGCCACTGTGTCGCTGTCGATCAGATCCAGGTACCCCACGCCGGTACGGGCCAAAGCCTCGCACGCATAGCCACCTACGCCGCCAATGCCGAATACCGCCACCCGCGAGGCGGCCAGCCGCTCCAGAGCGCTGCTGCCCAAGAGTAATTCTGTTCTGGAAAATGCCTGTTCCAT